CATCAATTTAAATCGAATCTTGAGGTATTCTAACGAGAAAAATTTCTTATAATTGTTCTTCAATGTTGATTCCTACTCTATATACATTATAAGCAGTTTCAGACACATCTAATTTGTTACCTGTAAACCTAACTTCGAATCCATTGCTAGAAAATCCATTCTCACTATAAAAAAATGATGTCTTTTGTCCTTTGACTAAATCAAATAAAGCTACAAGTTTATTTTTATTAGTTTCAGTTAAGTTTTCATAAACTAATTTTCTTTGCCTTCTTGATGATTCGTGATTAGCAAAAGTAAAAGTTTTACCACCTAATGATTTTTTAGATTTTATGCCATCATATACTTTGGATAAACCTATTCCAATATTAGGGTTTTGATCTGGGGAGTATGTATCTTTATTTGCTCCACCTGCACTTGTTCCAAATTTTACTGATGTAATTGCCATAATTTAATTTACCTCTTTTTATATCTCTCTCAAAGTTACTTTTAAACTTCCTGGACTTCTTGTCATAGATTGCACTATAAATTGTTTTCCATTGAACGATTCTCCAAATGGAGCTATAACTTGATTGGTATGGCTAAATGCACATATATCTCCAACTTCCATTAAGTAGAAATATGAACTACCACCAGAGCTACCTGGATTTATAATTTCTGTATTAATAATTAATTTTGGATTTCCTTGAATAGCATTGTAATAATTAGCAAAGCCATTATTTCTAGTTCCTCCCATATTCGCATCGCCTATCTTATTCCTTAGTACAGTCAATTCAGTTGTTTCTACATTCTCTTTTGTAGCTATATTATAATCCCCTCTAGGATCATTTGTAGTATCTTCACAAGTTTGTGTTAAAAATGTCTTATCGTTAATAGGGTTTACTTCGTATTTTATTTCCCTCTTAGTTATTAAAGATTCTATAGGAGTAATTGATATAGTCATATTAGTAATATCGTCTTTGCTTATAGTATGCAAGGTAGTTATAGAATCGTCAATATAAATATATTGAGAAGATTGATTTGCTGGACGAAACCTATGTATAAAACCACCCTCAAATTGCACTTGCTCTAACAACTTATTTAATTCTACTTGCTTGTTTGTGTAATATTTGCAAAACCAATTAGCTCTATCTGTTTCTAAGTCAGATAAACTTTTTCCATTATTTACTACTGGTGTAGCAGTTACCCCTGCAAACCTATATAACAAATCTCTGTGCATATTAAGAACGTCTGTAATAACCGTGCTTGTACTCCAAGATTTAGTTAATCCGTCTGCTCCTGTATAAAGTTTTTTAATCGATGTTACTGATGTAGATTTAGATAACTTTTCAGCAGTACCATCTGAAGCAGTTGGTTGATCTATCTTTGTTTTTATGGTTAAGAACATATCTTTAACAGTTGCTACTGCCGTATTGTTTGTTCCACTAAGTGCGTTAGATGGACTATTTATAAAAAATACATTTAATCTTATTTCGTCTGGCATAGTTTTTAAAGATGAACTAAATACGCTTGTGTCTAATAAATCTACCGTAGTAGGTGTTGATGAAGCGTTTGCAGTTCTATCTATGTTTGTAGATGTTGTTGAACCATTCCAGGTTGCAGCAACTTGAAAGCGAACAGTTAAAGAGCCATTATTATCTGTAAAACTTGCAGTTTGATGCGTGTAAGTAAAAGAAATTACAGAGATATTATGTTCTTCTTTTGGTAAATCTGTTAGCACCCATCTTTGAACTGGTGTTACACTAACATCTGAACCAAAAGTTAAAGTAGCAACTGTTCCAGCTCCAGTTGCGTCATAAGCGTTACCTAAATTAGCAACAACTAAACCAGCGTTACTAGTGGTTTCTGTTCTTACAGTCTGTGGACGAATTTTATATTTTCTTTCTAAGTCTAAATCTGTAGACAATACATTTCTATTCGAATCATCATCTGCACCTTCGTAGCTATCATCGGAAGCATTTTGTACATCGTCCAAAGGAACGAACATAGGAAAGTTGGTTGCGTCATACATATCTTTTACGGGATAATGCAATCTTCCGTCAGAAACCTCTCTATGAGCCAATCCATTATATACATCATTATTTAGAGAATCAATCTCTACTGGAAACACTCTAGCATCTGTTACAAAATCTGCACTAGAATCTGTCGACGTTTCTGGCGATCCTGTTCCATAAAATACTGGATAAAAATTACCCGACTTACTTTGATGTTGAAGAATATTAATATTTTCTATTGGATTGTAAACAGCTATTGTCATAGACAAAGTATCTACTCTATTAATCTTAACATCTTTTAATCTTCCTTGAAATATTTGTTCTGTGTGTCCACCAACCCTAGAATGAACTATGACTTCGTGATTTATATATCTTCTTGTGCCACCATATATTTCTGCTGCCAATGTTGCGTTACCGTGATTAGCTAAAGTTCCATTTAAACAAGTTAGTGTAATATTTCCTACTGAAGCAGTAGATTTTGACAAGTCTATAGATTCTCTAATAGATGGACTATTTGTAATAAAAGAGTGATATATTGCAGTTCCTGAACCAACTTCTGCTGTACCTAATAATACAACGTGCGTGTTAGGGTTGGGAGTAACATCTGCATCGTAAGTATTGTTTCTAAATTCAAACAACCATTCTTCTTTGATAGTGCTAGTTAAAGCATTATTGTAGTTTGTTGAACCTGTTAAAGCCATTACGCTAGATTTCGTTTAATTGTATTTTCTATTTCTGGTAGTAAGTTATCTCTTACAAATTCTTGTGTTCCAATGACATTGCCCATAATATTAACATTGATGCTTGATCCTCCACCTGCATCGCCAAAGTCTGGACTTGACAACGGAGTAATATCTACTCTTTCACGCCCTCCACTATTATCTCCAACTTTAATAAATTGTTCTCCACCCGTAATAAATGAACCACCACGAGCAAATGCTGGAGGTTTTTGTCCTGCAATTAAACCTGCTTGTGCAGCACCAGAAGCAATAACTGCTCCTCTTTGTGCAGTAAGTGCAGCAGCACCAGCACTAGCTTTTTTTGCACCGAGAACATTTCCAGATGCACCAAGTGCAGTAGCCAATGCTACTAATTCATCTCTCATATCTTTAATATTACTAGCAGTTTCCATTGAACTCATAATAGTTTTAACGATTTCGTTTGCTTGATTTAGCTTAAACACTAAGTTTTGTTTTTTCTGTAATTTCTTGAGAGCATCTTTTTCCATATCCTCTCTTTCTTCTGCACTTGCATTTCTAAACTTATCAGTATCTCTCAAAGCTGATAGTTCGGCTTGTTTTTGATTGTCTATGCTTTTTTGTGCTATTGAAAAAACTTTGTTAAAATGATTTGTAATTAATTGTTCTCTCATTTCCAGTCTGAGAGCCTCTCCTTCTTCTAATATTTTTGCATCTTCTACGGAAATTTTTAAAGCGTCTGCTAGTGCTTTAGTTTCTTTTGTTATCGATGAGGTTAATCCTAATATTTGTCTTTGTATTTGTTCGTATAATGTTGCAAAGTTTAAGTTTCCTTCTAATACTTCTTGTCTAGCAAACTCGTCTTTTTTTAGCTTTTTTAACAAATCTATGTTTGATAAAAGGTTCGCAATCTCTGCTTTTCTTTCTCTATTTTTTTCTTTTAGGATTATTTTATTCTCTGTAGAAGCAACTCTTTCTTGCATATTCATAGTTGCAAGTTCTTCTCTTAAATCTCCTTCTTTCACACCCATCTGCGTTAATTTTAATTGCTCTTTACCCAAATCTTTTGTTATGTCTAATCTTTTTTGCTCACTATTTACCATAGCTTGTCTAATTACATTAGTATCCAATGTTGTTTGTTTTTCAACAGCGTCTAACTCCATTTGTTGCATTCTTATTTTTAACATTTCAAGTCTTAGTTCGACAGCAGCATCTCCTAGCTCTCCTAATTCTCTTATTGTAGTTTCAAGCTCTGTTTCTCCCATTTCTGTAAACATTTTAGCTAATCCAGAAAATGCGTTTGTAAGAGTTGTAACAACTCCTCGCATATTTATTAAATCTCCAAGAGCAGCACTCATTCTTGTAAATGCGTCTGACATATTAGAAACTAACCCAGTCATCGTTTTTGCAAGTCTGTCCGTAGCACCTGCAATACCTGCTTCAGGATCAAGCAATGTTTCTTCTAACGCTTTTCTAAAATCGGGTAAACTAATTTTAGATAAATCATCGATACCTTTAAAATCACGAATAAGTTGTAAAATACCTCTTTCTCTAAGAATGTCGGCTGCACCAGCACCACCAGCAAATGCTCTACCAAGAGATTGTGCTGCTTCGGTAGCAGTTACACCCATAAATGCTGCTAAGTCAGCAGTAGGTTTAATCATTTCTTCTGCATTAGTACCAAACGCTTTTAACGCTGCACCAGCTTCAACAACATCTGATAAAGTAAATGGAGTAGTTGCTGCAACTTTGTTAAATGTATTGAATGCTTTTGTTCCTTTTTCCACAGATCCGAACATAGAGTTAAGTCGCACTTTAACAGCTTCAAATTGCATTGAAGTTTGAACAAATCCTTTTGCTGCTGCTATAGCACCACCAAAAGCAAATGTAAATAGCAATATTTTATTTCTTAATGAACCAACAACTCGTTGTAGTCCAGCAGTAGAAATACGCATACGATTTTGTGCTACAGTAGCTACCTTTAATTTTCCTTGCAAAGTAGCCAATCTTACGTTTTGCTGTTTAATTCTATTGTTAAGAATCTGCATTTGCTTCTGTTGTTTTTTCATTACAACAACGTGCTTCTGCTCTCTCTGTGTTAGTATTTGTACGTGTTTTGCAGCTTTAGCAGCATCATTATTAAACTTCTTTTGAGTTTTTGCTACTTTGTCTTGAGCATCTGCTAGATTCTTTAGGTGTTTTATTAACTGCTGTGCTGTCTTGCCAGTAGTAAATTTTAATTTTATTTCGAAATTTTTAGCCATTTTGTACTTTATTATATTGTTCTGATTGTATGTAATTTAGCATTTTTTCTACAATATTGCACTTATCAATCCATTTTTTTGGGTGTTTTCCAAAAGAACCTTCAAAGGGAGGTACTCCCATCTTTTTACAATAGGTATATCTTTGTATATCTCGTTGTAATCCTTTGTCTATAAAGTGATTAGAACAAGCAAAAAAGGGTAGGTGTGATTTAATTGTTTGATGTAATGTAAATTGTTTTTTATTGGTAGCGTTATGTTCTTCTAGTTCTTCTTTGAGTAAACCTATAACGTACCAAACGTCGTCCATAGATGTAAAGGTGTGAATGCTGTTATTCTTTTTAAGAGGTAACTTAGCTTTGTATGGAAAGGTAGAATATTGACAACCCTCACACCAATCATCTATTAAGATATTTAGTTCAAGTGAGAGGGTTTCTATTCCCCCAAGCTATTGTATTCCTGAATAGCTAGTTGGAGTTCTACACGATCATTAATCGATAGAGTCTTAATATATTTATCATCTGCTTTCTCTACACCATTTCTAATCCATAGTGTACTTAAACCAAATTGATTTTTAATTATTGATTGTCCATCAACTTCTTCGAATCGTACAGCGTCCATACATTCGTCAAAGCTATCAACAGACATTTCTTTTAGCGTAGCTTTCTTGCCACTCTTAAGCGTTATTTTTTTAGCCATTATTTATCCTTGTGTTTGATTAACTAGCATTTGCAGTTATTGTGAAGAATGCACCAGTTGCAGTCGCACTAGCTATAGCTCTTTGCGATACTGATAAAAACATTGCTTCTTCTTCTGAAAAACTTACATCTGTAATTATAGAATTGTCTATGTCTATATTGAAATCTCCACCTGTATTAGCTGTAGCCATTGTAAGCTGATTAGATACTGTTGAAGCAGATGTTTGTTGTGCGAAAGATTCAATTAATCCTTCGGTTTGTCCATCATACTTAATAACAGCGTCTAAGGTTGCAGTTACTTCTGGTAAAGCTCTTTGGATTATTTGATAATTTCCATCATCGTCAAATCCCATAAACTGAGCATCGTTTTCAATAGTAAAACTAAATGATTTCATAACTGGATCTGAGATACCAGCTATTTGAACAGTAGCACCAGATTCGCCTACTGCATATTCTGACATAAAGTAATTGTCGTTAAAGTGTGCTGTAGTTCCAAATGTTGCAGCACTAGATGGAGATAAGTCAGGTTTCATACCTGTCTTAAACGTTCCAGATACTTTTAATCTTCCAGATTCTTCTCCAATATCTCCACTTACTGTAAGAGATGTTAATACACACCCTGCAAAAATCATTTGATACCCTGCTGAAGGGTTATCTACTATAACAGTAAATGTATTTTTACTATCAGAAATACTACCAGTTCCTACTTTCATACCAGCAGGTTCATAATTATTTAAAATAGCGTAAGAATCAGAAGAATCTCCTGTAATATTTTCAACTAATTCTGGCATAACTACATTATCTGCTACACCTGAAAAACTAATTTCTCTTACACTTAGACTATCGGTTACAAAAATATCTACAGCTTTTAGGGTTCTTCCTAGTCCGTGTCTAACATCTAACACTTGCTGTGGATTCAATGAAGGCATTTCAATCGAATCAATATTAATTAAAGTTGCACTTGATGTTACTGCTGTTCCTATAGTTGTTTCTGGAACAAACGCTAATTGAAAATCTTTTGGAGAATACGATGTTGCACTAATAGCCATTTTACTTTACCTCTTTTTTAACTTTTGGTTTTATTTCTTTTACTTCTTCTACATAATCTTTTACTAATTTTGGCAAAGACTTTAACTCTACATCTTCTCTAGCATTTAATTTATACCAGTCAGATGGATCTAATCCCAAGAAACTTGGTTGTCTTGGCATAGTCTTTTCTTTTAATTTATATATTTTAGCCATAATTAATTCCTTACAATATAAAAAGAACCACTCGAAGTTACAAAGAATTTATCATTAGATGTAACAAATCTTACAAAACGTTCGTGGACTTCTTCATATAGAACTGGAATGGTTATTCTAGACACCATTGCATTAGGTATATCTGTGTCTATATTATGATCTATAGTAGGCATTCCTGCATAAAAATAAGGTATATCTCCTCCGTTAGAGTTTTGATGTAATATTGTTTCTATCCTAGTAACATCTTTATACATTTCATCTAATGCTTTTTCATCGCTTTTGTAAGTATTGATGATATAATTCATTTCTATTTCATAGGAATTAATATAAGATTTTGTTCTTTTTTCTTGCAACGTCTGAGAATTTGGGTATATACGTAATGACTTATTACCAATCTCTTTATCTTTACTATCGAAATAAACAGGTAATGCACCTTTAAACTCTGTGCGTAGTTTATCTCTTAGTGGAATCATTATCTTGTCGTAAGTTATATTATTGTAGGAGATAGCCATTATCTTACATTCCTTACCGTCATATCAAAAGTTGCTTTTCTATATCCATTAAACTCTACGTCATCTGCATAATTTATTCCATTAATCTCAATATTAAATAAAGGATCAATGTCTAGCAAAGAATAGAATGTTTCTTCTATCCTGGAAACTTGATTAAAAAACTTCTTAATTGATAAGTCGCTTCTTTTCAAGTCTGACATAAAAAACTCAAAAGAAAGATTGTATGAGTTTGCAACGAGGGAATACATCGTATTTTGAGATTCGGAACTTTCCCCTTTTAATATAGCAAACTGATTACCTCTTTGTTGAAAATCTCTTGAACGAAACACAGGCAATGATAAAGAAAACTCACTCTTGATTCCAGTTTGGATAGTTTCCTCTACGTTTACTTTCCACGCATTGGTAGATGTAACAGCCATTGTTAAACCTTATAGAATTGCTTAAAGTCTTTTCTACTCATTCTAACAGAACGAATAGCAGGATTATCTGTTTCCTCGTATAGTCCCATTACTTCTACTTCCCACTCATCATTTTGTGTTGCAGTAGAGTTGTCGGCAGAACCTTGAAATCTTATTTGTAATCCACCTGCTAATTCTTGATAATCTCCGTTAATAACCTCTGTCTGAATAACTAAGTTATTCTTCAAGGCATCTTCGTCTTTCGCATACACAGAGTATTTAGAAGTACCAATAGCACCACCAGTTGTTACAATCACTTTTAATCTGTCGTAACTCCCACGATAATTACCTCTAGTGTCAACAATATTAAGACTTCCAGCTACAGATATTTTTCTTACGATACCTTTAGACGCATCGCCAGTATTTTGAAATGATAATTTAGCTCGTCCACTATTTAAATCTTCTATGTGCATTTGAGCTTCTTCGAATAAAGCATCTGCTACTTCACTTGTTGGATTTTTACCCTTAACTAAGAAAAACGCAGCAACTAATCCTGTTAGTCGTCTAATAAGATAGTCGTATGTTCCATCTTTTAATAAAAATTGTTCACGTGGTAATGTAGCGTCTAGTTTAGAGTCAACATAATTACTAGCGTCTTTCATTACTCGTGTTTTTAATGTTGCAAAATCTTCTCCTGCTTCCATTAATAAATCATCTGGATTAGAGGAAGAATTATAATAATATACTGCGTCTGTAGCAGAATCGTAGAACCATTCATTGTTTGCATCAACGTCAGATAGTGCTGAT